CCAGGCGCGATCCTTAGTTCCGGTCAGGACTGGAGCACTCCGGGCAACTATCAAAGCTAAAAAGATAGCTAGAAAAGTTGTAGTTAGTGCAGGTAACAACACAAAGGTTCCTTACGCTAACCCCATTCACTTCGGATGGAACTACGATAAGAAGAACCTGCAAGCTAAGAACATTAGACCAAGACCGTTCTTTACTAATGCTTTACAAAGAACTAGGACACAGGTTTATCAATTGTTTTTTGCTAGCATGGAGAAGTTGTTCCAAAAGTATTCAAACCGCAAACCATAGGAGACACAGATGAACAAGTTTGACTTCGAGAGCCTAACTCTAGAAGAGGTAGAACTAATTGAGAACTTGACAAACTCAAGTATCGACCAGGCGTTCCAAGACGGCAAGCCTAAAGGCAAAGCCTTATCCGCTTTCGTTTGGGTAGTCCTCAAAAGGGATAACCCAACTTACAAGATGGAAGACGCCAAGAAGATTAGCTTGAAACAAGCACTTGAGATGATCAAGGGTGACGAAGAAAAAAAAGAATAAAGGAGCTATCCGCTAAAAGAATGGCGGAGTTCTGTCGGGTCTTTAACATGACTCCGTCGGAATACAAAGCTCTCAAGTTGAATGAGTATCTAGCATTCATGAAGACTTTACAAAGGGATTAACATGGCCGGAACTTTAGCTCTAAACGTAGAGATTCTAGGAGAGTTCAAAAAACTTACCGCAGCGACTAAAGGCGCGGAAGGAAATCTCCAGGGACTCAATAAGACGGCTGCTGGTATCTCCGCAGGATTCAATAAAGCTCTCGGAGCTATTGGAATTGGATTCTCTCTCAACTTCCTAAAGAACGAGCTAGAGCAAGCTTCAAAAGCTGCTATCGAAGACGTCAAGTCTCAAGAACTTCTATCTATTGCCATGATGAACACGGGCAAGGCAACGGAAGCAACTGTCAAACAGGCAGAAGATTCAATAAAGAAAATGCAACTCCAGTCCGCGGTTGCCGATGATATTCTAAGACCTGCATTCCAGAAGCTATTCATAGCAACTAACTCGGTATCCGAATCAAACAAACTTCTCCAGGTAGCACTAGACACATCCGCTGCAACTGGTAAAGACCTAGACTCCGTAACTCAAGCTATGGCAAAGTCCTTGGCAGGACAAGACACAGCTCTTCTAAAACTTATCCCTTCCCTTAGAGGAGTAGAAGACCCCCTAGCTGAATTGGAGCGGACATTCAAGGGAGCTGCAGAAGCAGCAGCGAACACTGATCCATACCAAAGAATGAACATCGTGTTTGGTGAGATTCAAGAACAAATAGGTATGGCATTACTTCCGCTTCTAAACGACTTTTCCACTTGGCTAGCTACTCCAGAAGGTCAAGAAAAACTCCAAGGCGTGGTAGATGGGATTATAGACATTATCGAGAGCCTGGTTCAATTAGTTGCTTGGGTAGATGACAACCAAGACTGGTTAGTTCCTATGGTTATAGCAATCGGAGCAGTCACTACAGCCTGGAACGTTGCAACCGCAGCTGTAAACACATTCAAAGCAGCTGCAGGACTATCCGCAATCGCCGGGGTTAGCACAGCCGTCGGAGCTGGAACTGTTGGAAGCCTGGGAGTCGCCGGAGCTGGAGCAGCCGTTGGTGGATTTATGCAGGGTGAGGCACTAGCCCAGCAATCTAGGATCTATGCAGGAGACGGTTATCAGCAGGGAGGCAGACTCTTTGGAGACGCATTCCAATCAACTTCTATAACTAACAACATAAACGTGAATACAGACGCAACGGCTCAACAGATAGCGGACGCAATCAATAGGGCTAACAGAGCAAGCGGAACGAACCTAATCAGACGATGATTCCAGACTTCAAAATAGATGAAAACCTAAAGGTTGAGTTTCTCATACCGGATGAAACTAGCAACTCTTTCATTCTTGGTATTAGCCTTCTTGGTGGATCTAACGTTCTTGGTGGATTAAACGAGTTCATTATTGACGTCTCTCTTTTAGGTGGCGAAGATGTTCTGGGTCCAAGCACAGGTCTCAAATGGCAGGAAGTAACTTGTTCAACAGCCAGGGCGAGTATCTCGGTTGGTGGAACAATCGAGGACTCCGTATTCTTCCAACCAGCCCCGGCAACCGCTAATCTAACTCTTCAAACCTTTGAACTAGATCCAACGGTGAACAAAAGCATTCGGGCTGGGACAAAGATAAGAGTTCGAGTCGAAAGCATAGACGTAGATCGTATTGTCTTCCAGGGATATATCGACACTATTGAAGTTACCTATTTACCTACTGGTCAGAACCTAATTGAGATAACAAGTTTTGACGCTTACAAGACTTTAGTAAACTCTAGGTTCCGAGTCTGGGATACAACTCCACTGGGAGCTTCCGCAACAACCAATGAAATCTTTGAACTTGTTGCTATTGAGAGTGGACTAGGTTTATCTGGGTTCTCTAAACCACTTCAAGGACTTATTCCAACTACTAACGAAAGCAACTTGCTAGTTAGCTCGGTAGTAAATGAAGCTCTTCAAGTCGCACTTGCACTTATCTGGTTAGATCAAGATACCGAAGAAATTGTTGTAACTCCGCGTCCTCTAAACACGGCGACTACTTACACTCCTGGCGAAATAGTAAATACAAACAGAGTTATCTTCTCGACCACGGCTGCCAACGCTGCGCACTTTTCTTTCTTGGGGATTTCTTCAACTACTTCTTGGATGACTGGAATGCCCTATCCATCAACTTACGCGCTTAGAAGAACTAAGAACGCACCTGGTAGCGGAGCATACTCTCGTATTCTAATGACGGTAGTAGAACCAATGCCAGTAGTAGTTGCTGGTGAGACTTACACATTCTCCGCTTATCTAAATTCTCAATTCTCATGCGACGCTTATCTTGGTTTGAGCTGGACAGATGAGTTTGGAACGTTTAGGGGAGCAGTAAACGGAACTATCTCTACTCTGCCAGCAGATACAACTCAAAGAAGAGAAGTAACCGGAACAGCTCCCTCTGGTGCTACTCGAGTAGTTGGAAGAGTTTACTACACTAGTTCTGGGGCTGTGGCTGGTCAGCATATTGATTTTAGTTCTCCGATGATTGAACTAGGAAGCGCAGCACAGACTTACTTTGATGGAAACACAATCGATGATCCTGGACCGGGTTTTGTTTATGAATGGTCTGGAACTCCAGAACAATCATCTTCTTTGAAGCGCGTGTTAGTTCCGGACCCTATAAGTGGTTATTGGGTTATTGGTAATGATCACGAAAGCGAAGACCATCTTTGCATGAGTCAAATAAACGTCTTCTCCGACGCGGACGCACTTTATAACTCTCTAAACGTAGAACTAACCTCTGATCCTCTAATCTTTGTAACTCGAAAGAACCAGGACTCCATAGACTTCTATGGTGAAGCTGCTATTGACCTAGCGATAAATACCACAGACGCAACAGAACTAAACCTTTGGGCAGATAGGGTATTCGTTCAAAACCCAGATACTTTGGTGAATCAAGTAGTCACTCCATCGATAGACAGACTAGGAACTCTTACCGAAGCTGCAGTGTTTACACCGGGAATGACGGTAGGTGTCAGCTATACTAATAGTCAGCTAGACATCGTTGGATACTACACCATAATCAAGGTCTCACATACAATAGATCCAGATAACTGGTTCACAACGCTCGAACTATGGAAGGAAGCCTAGTGGCTTACAAAGTATTTTCAAACGGAAGCGTTCTAAACGCCTCTGAAATAAACGACAACCTTATGCGTCAAAGCGTAATGGTCTTTAGCAACGCAGCAGCTAGATCTGCAGCACTTACAGTTCCACTAGAGGGAATGCTTACCTGGTTAGAAGACCAAAACCGCTATGAGTATAGAAACGGTGCAGGCGCTTGGGTGACTTTCAGTGGAGGTATTCTTCAAACTTTATCAACTACCAAAACTGACACTTTTACAACAACTTCAACAACTTATTCTGATGTAACAGGACTTTCAGTAACTATCACTCCGGCTTCTACTTCCAATAAAATTCTTGTAAGTGGTTCCATAAACATAGGTTCTGCTGGTTTCGCAACTAACGCTGCGTTTTTCAAATTAGTAAGAGGTGCGACTGACATAGCTATTGGTGACACCGCTGGCTCAAGAATTAGAGGTTACTCTGGAAGTGGAATAGACACCGCAGCAATGATGTCTTCTGGATTCCAGTTTTTAGATTCTCCAGCAACCGTCGCAGCTCTTACTTACAAGATCCAATTATGCACGAACGTATCCGGTCAAACTGCTTCCGTAAACAGATGGGTAACTGATACAGATAACAACTCACGTATTCGTGGCGTATCAACAATTACAGTTATGGAGGTAGCAGGTTAATGGATTTTTCATCAATTCTTGCAACTAAATACAAAGGTTCTGAATGGACTTTAGATGGCGATTCATACGAAGGTCTCACCTGGTTAAGTGAAACAAAAAAGCCAACTCAAAAACAACTTGAAGATTTATGGCCAGAAGTTGAGAGTGAATTAGAAGCTAAAGCACAAGCCATGATTGACGCTAAGGTTTCTGCAATTAGCAAACTAAAAGCCCTAGGTCTAACAGTAGAAGAAGTTCAGGTAGCTTTCGGGCTTAGTGAATAAATGGCCGAGGAAAAAACAAGCTCAGTTCGCATTACTCAAGGGGACATCTACAAAAAGCAGCTGGAGCATGGGGACATTCTTATCAAGGTTCTCGAGAAGCTAGATCACTTGGACGACGTGCCAGACCGCATTCGTGAGGTTGAACTAACTTTAGCTAGACTTGCTTGGGTAGAGAAGATTGCTTACACCGGGCTAACAGCTTCGGTTGTAGCTTTGATTGGCTTACTAATAAACTCGATAGGAAAATAATGACCGCTTGGTATCCAAATGTATCCGCAGTAATCGATAACGGTTTTGGTGGATCTAGAGGTGGGCTCCCAATCAACGGAGCTGTTATCCATCACGTCGCCGGAACTAACGGTCTGAACTACGTTGCAAACGCTAACGTTAGAAACTCTCATCCGACTTACCACATCTCTAATTCTGGAGCGGTCACGGGGATTGTAAATCCTGCTAGGAGACCTTACTCAACAGGTGGAACCCCAGATCCAAGTGCAGTAGCTTTCGAGATTGATAACTCATCCGTAGGTGGAGACTGGCCTGTATCAGACGCAGCTGTAAATGCTCTTATTGATGTAATTGTTTACCACGCTAGTCAATCACCCAGAGCAGGAAAAGGCTTTGCGCTAAACGAAAAATCTAGAGTTCAGTCCGAGTTCTTTATTTCATGGCACTCTCAATATAAAGCGACAGCCTGCCCAGGACCATTCCTAACATCACAGCTTGACTACATCGTGAGCGAATGCAACAAGCGAGCTTCCGGTAAACCATCTAAACCTAGTAAACCGACAACTCCGACAGCTCCATCAAAGCCAAGACTTGGCAAATGGCTTAGAAACGGATCTACTGGAGACAACGTCAAATACTTACAGGCTGCTCTCGGTGGCTTAAAGGTCGATGGAATCTTTGGTGCAATCACCCAGGCTGCAGTTCGCAAGTTCCAGAAATCGCAAGGAATTGTAATTGATGGAGTAGTCGGACCACAAACTTGGTCAAGACTCCCGTAAACGAAAGGCAAACTATGTTCAATTATTCACCTGAAACTCGCAAGGCAATTTACTCTGTTATTGCTGCAGTTGTTCCTCTTCTTGTAGTTCTCGGACTACTAAACGAAGAGCTTGCACTACCTATTCTTGACGTAGTGGCTGCAGTTCTAACCGTTGGTGGATCAGTTCTAGCAATTAAGAACGTTCCTAACAAGTAATGTCTTAGCCGTTCATTAGAATGACGGCATGGAGATCACACAGAAAATAGAAGCCCTTGGAGCTGCAAAGTTTCTAGGCACGTTCGAGCATGGCTCAAAAGAATGGCACGAAGCCCGTAAAGGTATCGGCGGTTCTGACATCGCGTCCGTAATGGATAAGAACCCTTGGAAAAGTTGCTACACACTTTACTGCGAAAAGACCGGGCTAATCGATTCAAACATCGAGCCTTCTATGCCTATGAAACTGGGCACGGCATTCGAGCCAGTTATTAGGCAGCTATTCCAAGAAGCCAATTCAGAATGGCTAACCGTCCATGAGACCGGAACTTGGGCAAGCGTCGAAGACCCTAGATCAGTGGCTAACGTAGACGGCATAATCGAGTGGAAGAACGGCAAGCTCTCCGTCCTCGAGATCAAGTTCACCAGGCAGTATTGGGATGAGCTTCCAGAGCACTATAACCTTCAAGTGCAACATTACCTCTGGGTTCTAGGTCTGGACTCGGCTATGGTTGTAGCGGTCGCAGGAGGCGATTGGAAGGAGTTTGAGGTCGTTCGGGATGATTCCCTTATTGAGACCATGAAAACCCGTCTACGGACGTTCTACGGCTTCCTAGACTCCAAGACAGCCCCAGACTACGACGGAAGTGAGTCTACTTATGAGACTGTTAGGGAGCTATCCGAAGGTATCGAGGAAGGTGAGCTAGAACTGGGGTCTCTATACTCCCATCTTCTCCAAGCGAAACTCGAGTTCGACCAATGGGATAAACAATTCAAGGCACACAAGTCTGCGGTGCTTGCATTCATGAACGGGACTAAGTATGGTCTGTTTCAAGGTGAAAAGGTTATCGCTTTACAAGCCCGTAACGGCAAGCCTTTCATCACATTCAAATAGGAGGAAAAATGGGTTTCGACCTAAGCAATTACGAGCCAGTTTCAGAACGTATTCAGAAGTTCTGGAAGACGTATCCAAACGGCCGTATCATCACAGAAATTAAACTAATCAATGAGCAAGAAGTTGTAGTTCAAGCTTCCGTGTTTACTGATCGCGAAGACCCTAGACCTGCAGCCGTAGATTGGGCACAGGAGACTCGAGGATCTAGCAACATTAATCGTTCTTCATTCTTGGAGAACTGTTCAACTTCTGCCATCGGTCGAGGACTTGCAACTCTAGGACTATCAGCTTCAAAGAACCGTCCAAGTCGTGAAGAGATGATCAAGGCAACCAGGGACTCCCGGAACTACATCGAGGAGGCTTCTGAAGCTGCAGCCAATAACGATCTTGAAACTCTAAGGGTTATCTACAGCACGGCACAGAAGTCACAAGTTGATAACGATGTTCTCGAAGCAATAAAATCTCTCGCAGATTCGCTAAAGGCCAAGTAAATTGGAAAGGGCTAGAAGCCACAGAAAACTTCTAGCCCGACGCGAAAGCGTCACCCAACCACGATGGGTTATCTAATAATAGCCTAGAAAGGCACAGAATGAGCCTAGAAGCCCTTTCGGCGGTCTTGCACCATTCACATAGCACCGGAACATCCAGAGCCCTCATGATCGCTTTGGCATGGCACTTGGGAGATGATCCCGAAGAAGGTTGCTATCCATCACAAACTCGCCTGGCTAAATTAGCTGGGTGCTCCGTTAGACAAGTTCAACGCAATCTCCAGAAGCTAGTCGAGCTAGGGGAAATTGAAATGTCGCAGCATGACGGAATCGGGTATCGCTTCGACCGAAT